TGCCGTAGCCAAAAAAATCCGCATCGAAGTAAGGCTATCAGACGCCGTTCTCACAAAGAACTCTTCTCCTGCGTTAATAGCGATGGGGAGGTGCACAAACCTGTCGGCATTTGGAATGTATTCAACAACCTTCCCCGCATATCCGACGAGGGACCTAAGGTTTGGATGTATGCCGTCCGTGGTGAAGGGTGCAACCCTCAGAGCGATTATTTCATCAGAGGCCGCCTTCACCGGCATCAAACTCTGAGCCCGCACAATGGCAGGAGCAGCCACAAGCGAGATCAGTCCCGTGATGAGCGAGCGTCGGTTAAGCATCTCTCTTCTCCCTCGCGAAAGTCTTGGCCGCCTCTAGAGCCTGTTCGCTAGTCATTGTGTCTGGCCTAATGCGGCGTGACGGTTCGTCATCATAGTAAAAATACTTGTGCCCGTCCGGCCACGTCACCTTGTAGCTGCCCGTCTTCGGAACGGCCTCGGGCGTCTTGGTTATGCGAACGGTCATGCAAGGTGGCTCAGGGACAACGCTGTAGTGCGGCGCGGGCCTCGCGCTCCAGCTTGGTTCCTTGGATATACGGATGGTCGATCGAGAACTTGATCGGGTTGATGTCGTCGCTGGCGATGATGACTGACTGCGTCGAGCGGTCGATCAACACCTTGGCGCCATGCAGGTCGCCGATGATTTCTAGGTCTGTCACTTCAGCACTCATTGCCCATCATCGCGAGACCCGAACGCGGGCCTCCGGATATTGTTTGCATGCATTCAGATAGTCGGCGACGAAGCGCACCAAGCCATCATAGTCGCCCCAGCCATTTGCTGGGTTGTGAACTTTGAATGCTTCGGGGTCGTCGCAGAGCCGCTTCAGTCCGGTTTCCAGCGGCTCGATCAAATCCTTGGCTTTGGTCCAGCCCTTCTCCTCGGGGCGCCAGCAGGCGTAATAGACGCCAGCCGCATCGGCCATCTTGCCAAGGTTGTGCGTGATGTTGCGGTCGTAGACCGTACAATCGACGCCGTATTCAGCCGTCAAAACGACTGGTTCCTGGCCGGGGAAAGCGCGGTCCCATTCCTCACGGGATATCTCGACGGTTTCACCGTTGCGGCGCACGAAGACCCCGCTGCCTCCGTTCGGAGATGTTGGAGGACTGTCGGCTTCAAGATATACGTCAAGGCTCATGAATGCTCCTCGCTTAGGATCGTTTGTCTCGCTTGACGAGCTGCACGATGCGCTCGCTCTCGCCATCGAACTTGTACGAGAACAGGTCGCAACCAAGCCGGTCAACAATCAATTCCAGGAGGTGGTCCTTTTCCTTTTCGGAAAGGTCCGACACATGGTTGATATGAGTTAGCGAAGGATGGTGGGACATCAGAACTCCCTGTTTACGATTGCGGGTGATCGAGTTGGCTTGCCAGTTCACGGTATTCGGCGGCTTGAGCCTTCAGCTTCTCAATATGCCGATCGAGACGATTGGCCGCAATGCGCAGGTGCTCCGCTCGCCAACTTCGAACGGTCTCGGCAGCGCGTTGGACGTCTTCCTGTAGGCTCACGGGCGTTTCCTGCTCAGCATCGGTTATGCGCGGCGCCCGCGTTGGGCTGCTAGCCACGGCCAAAGTTCGTTCGGGTCGTAGCCCTCATCCTTGGCGGCCTTCTCAAGGTCGTAGACATTGAGCGGGAAGCCGACGCCGAGGGCTTCTGCAATCGCCGCCCCCGTGTCGCTATGCCCGCCCTGGTGGCTCGGCGCTGCTCTGAAAAGTGCCTCGCGGGCCTTTCGGAGCGTGACCATTGCGTCAAGCATGGTCGTCGCGATGCCGCTCCAGCTTGCGTCACGGAGCACCTTGGATTCAATCTCAAGTCGCTCGATAAGTGCGTTCTTCATGTGCCCTCCTCAGAGCTGTTCGGTCACGACTGCGGGTAGCCGGCCGCCTTGAATGCGTCGGCAAGCGTCGGAAAGTGCATGATCCCCTGGTATTTCGAGATGGTGAAGCCATCCAGACCAACTGCGTAGACTGGCCTGCCCGATGCGAGCGCGGCGCCTATCTCGACCCACGCTCCCTTGAGCACGTCCTGCGGCTCCCGGTAGACGATAAGCGTATCGCATGAGCAGGACTCGACGATACAACGGCGCCAGAGGTCGTTTAGATCGGCGCTCTCGCCTTCGCCAGCCTCGTCAATCCACGTCGAAATGATGGGGGCGCCGGCCGCCCGCAAATCTCGCCACAGCGGCGCGTGCCTCGTCTTGCTTGCGATATAGATGCTCATGAACGATCTCCATTCGTCACTTGCGGTGCGGTTTGCTTGACTGAGTAGCCCGACTTGAGCCGTCGCACGTAGAACTCAGCGCCGCCCTCGAAGCAGACGTAGCTCTCGTTGCTATCCGGCGTCTCTGCCAGTTTCCTAACGGCGCGTACCGCCAAGATCAGGTCATCCGCATTGCCGTCGATCGTCAGGCGCATTGTCACTTTCCCAGCCTACTGAAGATCTCTAGTGCGCCTGATCGAACTGTAGTCCGATCTGTTGGGCGGCCGGCCCGACGTAAGACCGAGGCGGTAGACGCGGCCGGTCGTGCCGCCGAGCGAGCGGCCGAGTTCCTTGGCCATCTCCGGAAAACTCAACCCACGCGCCACGCAGTCGCGGATCTTTGCGTCCTCCTCGGCGGTCCAGTGCTTGATCTTGGACTCCCGAGAATAGTACCGGCCGCGCGCGATATCGCTGATCGTGCTCTCTGTCACCCTGTAGAGCCGGGCGATCGATAGTTGCGTCTGCGTTCCGAGTAGGCGTCTGATCTGCTCCACCTCATCCCGAGAGAAGTGCCCTCGGTTTCCGATATGGTTCTTCGGCTGAGTGCCGTGTTTAATGCAGTCCTCCAGGTTCTCGGCTTGGGTCTTCCACGAAAGATGGTGGGGATTGACGCAGCCAAGGTGTCCTGCGCCACAGCTATGCGCGGTGCCGTGCTCCGGCGTTGGCGGCTCGCCCTTTGCGAGCTTGCACATGAGCCGGTGAGCATAGTGCTCGCCTTCAGTCTCGATCACGCCGCGACCGTTTTTGTCACGCATGAACGGCCAAATGAGGCACCAGTCCTCATGAGGGTATGTCAGGTGCGCCAATATCCAGTTGTAGGTGTTGCGCTCAGCGGCCACTGTTAAGCTCTCCCTGTCGCTGTGTGGATGTGGGCCGGCGCGTGCGATTCCACGGCAGCCAACAGGTTGGTACTGTGCTCCACAGCCAACCATGATGATCATTAACCCGGATGTCTGCGTACCGAGCGCCCGGCAGCGGGTCGTCAAACCGGCACATTTCCGAAAGCTCCCGCTGCACTTGCTTTGGAACCACGATAATCGTCATCGATGCCCCCTGCGCTTTGCGGGTGACCAAGGTGGCGGCGTTCGCTGGGTCCACGCGAACCAGATGACAGGCAGGCCAGCGTAGAGGCCGATCGTCACCGTGACGTGCCAGTCCCAGATCCATTTCAGGTGGCGCATGGCGGCTCACTCTTCAGGCTGGCCAGCCGTTGCTGCTGTTGCTGAAGGTTTGCCATGAGGTGGCGATCTCGATGCGGCCAGTCGCACGGCTTGGTCAGGTTCTCGGTCTGCTCCAGCATGTTGTGATAGCCGCAGCGCTCCGGCGTATCGCCTGGCTCGGCCATGGCGGCCTTCTTCAGCATCGAGCGGGTTTTGCGGAGTGCTGAAGTGCGACACTTGGCCGGGTTTCTGCGGCCTTTCGCGGGTTGTTTCGGCGCCTCGCGAGCGTCGCACTCATTGATATTGCTTGCTTCTGGTAGCCCTGCCACTCCTGCCACGTCTTTCGTATCCATTTGATCTACCTCACAATTTTGGCCGGTGCGACAGCACCCGGCTCATCGGTGCGACAATCTTCGTTCTCTTTGCGGTCCAGTGTGATTAGGGCCATGGCCTCTCCGGCCAGCCGCTTTTGCTCTGCGGCGCGGGTGTAGACCTCGGCCATCGAGACCGTATCCCAGTCAAACATGGCCATGAGCTGCCGGGTGGTGGCGCCGTTCTCGGCCGCGATCGTCGCGCCGGCCTTCTTGAGGCCGTGGGCGGTGCAGTGCGGCAGGTCGGCCTCGTCGCATCGGTCACGGAACCAGTTCCCGAAGCCGGCCGGGGTGAAGGACTTCCCGTAGACCGTCTCCAGGAACGTCAGCTTGCCGCACGGGCTCGCCTCGATGATCTGGGCGAGGATCGGCAGCAGGGGCTTCTGGGACATCGTGCGACGCTTGTAGAGCGTCTTCTTGGGCACGTAGCGGATCCAGCCACCGCGGGCGTGCTGCTTACCCAGATCGACCATGTCCTGTCGGCGGGCTCCGCTGAACAGGAGCAGGGCGAGGGCGAGGACGGCCCGGGAGCCGACCTTGTGGAAGGCAATGAACTGCTCGACCTCGGGGATGACCCAAGTGTGGTAGCCGCCGCCCTTGACGGCCCGGCCGGCCCTCACGTCCCGAACATAGTTGCTCGGCAGGTGGCCAGCATCCACGCCCCAGGCGCACAGCGCGGAGAGGTGCTTGCGGCGGTTGGTGGCGGCGCCGGCACCTTCCTTCAGGTCCAGCAGGCGCTTCATCTTCTGTGCTGAGAGATACTTCACCGGGCAGTTGCCCATGGGATCCGCGTCGGTCTCGCTCAGCGGCACGAGGAAGCATTCCTCAAGATCGTTGCGCCGAGCACGCCGGGAGTCCTTCGCGAGCGGGAGGAAACCGCCTTCGCCCTTCGACGCGAAGTAGAGTGTGCCGAGCCACCCGAACGTGCCCTTCGCCCATGTCGGCAGGAGGACAGGATTCCGAGCGCGCTTACTGGGCGGGTCGCCGAGCTTCTCAACGGCGGCCGCATAGGCGCCCGCGAATGCCGGCGTTCCTTCGGTCTCGCGGATCCTGATCCGCTTGCCGTTGCGGCGAACATAGATGCGATCGTTGCCGTGGCGGTCTTCGTCTCGTTCGAGGAACGGAAGATTGGTCTCCATCATCATGCCTCCTGGTCCTCCCATTTGGAGGGGGCGGCATTGTCGCTGACCAGCGGGACCATGGAAGCCGTCTCGACTGGCTTATCCCCCACGATCAGGGTGCCGTCAGCTCGCACCCCAATCACGAACTTTCCAGCCTTCTCGATGCCGCGGATGAGGCGGGCGATGGAATGCTCGGTGAACGGGAGAGCTTTCGTCATTTGCCTATTTTAACAGGGTTTACGACACTTCGGAATGACTGACAGTGAGTGAAAAATTCCAAAGATTTCAGGCGCTGTTCGATGTTTTCTCGACAGTGAACAAATGTTTGCTTCGGTCAACTATCGCCATGGCCATCCTTCGACGTGAGCGGGGATGAGGTCACGAGCGCGGCACCGTGAAGCCGGCAGCGTTCTTGTGGCCGCCGCCGCCGTAGCGCTTGGCAACTTCCGAAACATCGACTCCATCAGCTCGCGAGCGTAGAGACCAGATCACGCTTTTCTCGGTTTCGGCGTAGACGGCGGCGAAGGGTTGGCCTTCGGCAAGCTCGCCGGCAACCTCAGACGACATGAACATCGAGGCATTGACGACCGGAACCCGGTAGCCGCCAACTTCGCGGAAGAAGGCATGCTTCTTGGCTTGCTCGACCAGCCCACGATAGTAGCGCTGGATCGACATTCCTTCTTCGATCAGATGAATAACGCCCTCCGAGTGGAGACGATCCCACGTAGCGAAGTCTTGCGGATAGGACCGCAGCGCAGCCGTGAACTCGTCAACGCCCGGCAGGTTCTTGGTCCAGAGGTCGCGATCCTGAAGGTATGCGAAGAACTTGGGCAGTTCGGCGGCTGGGTGGAAATACTGCCACGCCATGACGGCGCCGCTGCGCGCCATGTCGAATTGAACTTCCACGTTCTGGCATTCCGCCGCAAGCCCGTCGAGATCGGCTTGAGCCGTCTTGTGGTGGTCGAGCACCAGGATAGACTTCGCCTGCCTAGCAAGCTCGACCATGACGTGGCGCTTATAGGAGAAGTCCACGATCGCCACGTCGAGGCCCCGCACATCCGGGGGCGCCACGCCGTAGACTCCGGGATGATAGGTGACGGCATCGCCATCGCGCTTCCAAACCGCGAAGGCCGCGCCAAAGCCGTCATCGCAGCCGCCGTGATAGATGCAGAGGTCGGGGGTCATTGAACTTTCTCCGGTTTCATGCAGGCGAGCTTGATCGACCTCGGGTCGTCAGGACGGCCGGCGGTGGTGATAACGACGTTCTGGCCGCATGCGTCGCATTGAACGACGAACAGGCCGCAACGTTTTGCGGGATAGGGGAGGTCGGTTTCGCAGACGGCCGCTTGGCCGCGCGACTGGTCAATATCGATGCCCTTGGGATGTGCGGGATTCGGCGGGCACTGCGGCTCCCGGCCGCGATCGATCCATTTTACGGATAGGGTCACTTCAGCGCTCCTTTGAGGAGATTTGTGATGAGGCAACGCGGCGCGCTCGTGGCGCCGTTCGCTGCGTTAGGCGAGGCCAATGGCCGTACCTGCGGCGTTCGATCTTGATGATGCGCCGGCCCCACTCAAAGACGATGCCGGGCACCTTGTGCCTGATATCGTCCACCATATCGCGGGCCTTTTCGTGCAGCGTTTCGAATGTGTTGGCGCAAAAGCACGGCATCGAGATCGTAGCCCACTCGCGTAGCTCGACGCAAAGGTGGCACTCCGGATAGTCGCGGACCTCGCCGTCCCATTTGCCACTGCGGCGCTTGTACGTCTCGCCAGGGAGAATAGGGCCGCCGCACTCGGTGCATTGGTGCTGCTTCCGAGCCTTCACTGTCGTCTCGGAGTAGAACGACGGCGGATCATAATCCGTATCGCAATCGCAATAGCTCATGCCCGATCCTCTGAAGGCAGAGCAACAGAGCGCTTGCGCGGCTGGCACCAATCGCAGGGCTCCTCGCAAAGATCGCAACCCGATTCCGGATCGACACAGGCCCATTCCTCGAAACAGGAATAGACGACACCTTCGCCGCCGCAGTTCGGGCAGCAATCATCCAGGCCCATGTCGTGGTCGATGTCGTCCTGGGTCCGTTCGCGTGGATCACTCACGCGCACCTCCCACATCATCTGTGATGCGCTCGAACATCGCGGCAAACGTCGCCGGCCGGCAAACGCGGCACTCTCCGCCAGGCTCAACAATGATCCAATCATTCAGCCCGGCCTCAGAAAGGAAGCCGCTTGGGTTTTCGACGATGTATCTCACATCGTGGACTTCACGACGGCCCGAATGCCAACTGGCGCTGGCCAGCCTCAACCCAGGCGGAGGCTTGTGGGCTTCCAACGCAGGCAGCACTAACTCGGTCGTCAGTTGGTAGGCTTGTATTTCGGGATTTGCCTTCGGCCTGAGTCGCTGCATCTATTCCCCCTGTGGTGCTCGGTCGTGCGAAGGCAACGAAAGTGGCCTGAACGGCGAGCCGAGCCCGGCGCGAGCTGCGCGAACGATGGCCTCGACGGCGGCGGTGCCGGCCGCGAGCAACGTTGTGCCTTGCGCTGGCGAAGTGCCGGGCTGCCCATCAACCCCGATGAATTCGATCTTGCCGGAGACGGCTAGAACCAGATCCGAGCGCGGCGCAAATTGCTGCCACCACGGCGCTGACGTGCGATCCGGCGTCAGAGCGATACCGTTGCCGTGCGCGAAGAACTTCTCCAGCCAGGGGATCAGGCCGTTCCGCTTGCCGAATGGCGGGTTCATCCATACGAAACCGTCCCAATCGATCTCAAGGCTATCGGAGCACAGGAAACGGCTAGTCGGGGTGCTCACGTAGGTTCGGACCTGAGGCGCGGCCACGTCCATGTCATAGCGGCAGCCGAGCGCGTCGAAGACGTACTTCGGCGTATACCACTCGTCGGTTTTGCCGACGCTTTGCTCGTGCAGCGCCATCACTTAGACTCCGGGCGCGACAGTGGGGATGATAAAAGGCGCCGCTTCGCAACTTCGAAATATTTCGGATCGCGCTCAATACCAACGAAGCGACGGCCGGTGTTGCTAGCGGCTAGACCCGTCGTTCCGCTGCCCATGCAGTTGTCGAGAACGATCTCACCCTCATTTGTATAGGTGCGGATCAGGTATTCACACAACGAGACTGGCTTTTGCGTGGGGTGAAGGCCGCGTTCCTCCCGGCAATTGAACGGCAGAAGGTTCGTCGGGTTCTTTGTGGTGTAGACAGTCTTTGCCTCCGCGTAGGCGCGGGACCGTTCGGTCTCTTGAATTCTGATCGCCTTACCGGATTGGCTATTGCCACCCGCCTTGATCGGCTTGTCCCGTTCGGTCAGAATCGGGAAATAGCGAGGCAGCTTACCCGTGGTGGAGAACACGGCGATCTCTTCGCAGACTAGCAGCGGCATTCTCTTCGCTTGCGCGAAGTTCGCCGCGAATTTTTTATCCCATGCCCATGTGTAGGCGAAGTTTTCGTAGTTGCTAGCCACAAGCAGTGCCGTGAACCGTTGCGACGAAAACAGGGCTATCGCCCCCTCAGGCTTGAGAAGGCGGCGATACTCTGACCACAGCCGCGCAATATCGATTGCGCCTGGAGCCGAGGCCGATCGACGCCTCTCGTGTCGGAGGGCCGGATTATCCCATTCGCAAGCCGTCGTGCCGAACGGCAAGTCTGCCAAAATAAAATCAACGGAGCCGGCCTCTAAGGTCGGCATCACATCAAAGCAGTCGGCGTGGTGGAGCTGAATCACTTCGACGCTCCCTGCGGTAGATCTCTGAGGCGGGCGATTTCCTTGTCCTTGGCTTCATCTGCTTCGCGCGTGAGCCTAACTTCCTCGCCCTGAGCCTTGACGATGCCGCGGAGGCGAGCGATCTCAGCGTGGCAAGCTTCCAGCCCCATAGCCTGGGCACCGACCGTCGTTGCGGCTTCTTCCAGTATCCCTTTGAGGTCACCGATCGACTTATCGGCCTCGTCGAACAGCCGCGTCACTAAATCGGTGCCGGCAGAACATGGCGAGAGTGATTTAAGCCGCTCGACCTCTACCTTCGGCAGCTCATTGTGTCGCGAAATCTCGCGATAATATTCACTGTCGTTTGGTTGCTCGATCCCGCAGGCGGCGCATGAAAGAGGGGCGTCGCAGTGACAACATGTCCAATAGTTCTTGGGCTCCGTCTCGACCGGAGCGGCCGGCGGCTGGGCGGCGCCTGGCTCGGCTAGCAGTGGCTGCCAGTGCGTCGGCGCGGGCTCGCTGTCAGCGTCATCCGTCCAATACGCTTCAGCGTCGGGCCACTCGTGTTTCCACCATCCCTCAAAAGCTCCACGGCCGCGCTGGAACAGGAGGATGCGCTTCCCGTTGAGTGGAGCGGTATCGATCAACCGCCATCCTTGGGCAACATCGAAAGTGCTGCCGTTGAGCGTATGATAGACGCGCTCGACCAGGGCGCGGGGCACAAGCTGGCATTTGCCGCACTTGCAATCGCCCGCGTATTTCATGGCCGTGTATTCGCGGAGTTCTTCGGCCAAAGCCCGAGTGTCGCTCATGCGCGCAACTCCTTGGCGATGTCGCGGCGAGCCTTCATCCGGGCAGCGGTCTTGCCGGCGTTCTTGTTCGATCCGGAATTCTTCTTGCTGTATTTGCCCTGGCAGCAAGGGCAGCGGCGCAGGCGGCAGAACGCAGCGTGAAGCGGCTTCATGTCAGATCCCTCCGATGTCGTTGCCGGCCCGTGTGCGGCCGGCGGCGTGCCAGTTGAGACTGTCGGCGTATTCCCGCGCTTCGGCTTCGGTGGGGAAGCGACGAAACCATTCCTGGGTCTGGCGATCGATGACATTCCAGCTCGTTGCCGGGCCGTCTGTGTACATGTTGACGAAATAGCGAGGCGCCCCAGCGCTCCCAGCGGAACACGGCTGAACTGAATCGCTCATCGCTCAGTCCTCTCCCCGCGGACCGCCAGTCGGCGCACAATCAGCGAACATGACCGGATCGCGGTAGTAGGCGTTCTTCATGCTTCGCTGCATGAACTCGGCATAGCCGGGTTCGCCTGGGGCGGGCATAACCGGCCGATCGGGGCGGAGTTCTTCTTCGGTTTTGGTGTCGCGGTCGGTCATGCGAACACCATCACGGCTAGAGTGATAACGAGGGCAAGGCTCACGGAGCCCAAGAGAATAAACTGCTGTGACGGGTTCATTTCTGCCTCGGTCTAATGTCAAATTCTTTGATAAGGGCGTCTGCGGCCGATGCCTTGTCCGCTATGGCGCGGTCGATCACCTCGGCAACCTGCGCCGCAGTGACGGCTTTGCAGTCGGACTGATCGGCCACGCGCACCATTTCGGCGGGCTCGGAATCGCACTGGCTCATCACCGTTTCGCCTTCTGCTCGAAATATTTGCAGCTATAGAACTCACCCTTGATGCAATTCCCCTGCTTGCCGGTGAGCTGAGTGTATTTCGCGCAGCGGTAGAGCTTGCCTCTTGACGTCGGCGTGAAGAACGCACAGGAGCTGCATGTCACACCGGCCGGACCGGTCCCAGAGAAATGGGCCATGCCGGGCTTCACGGATTCACGCGTCGGGACGCCCTCGATCTCTGTCATGCTCATAGCTAAATTCCCCGTTGTGTGATGTTGCTCATGCTCACGGTTGGAGAGGGAGTAGCGGTGCGGTCACGCCTTCACGACGATGATCTTTTCCGGCCCGACGATCTCAGCGAGCGTATCAATGGGGCTTTTGGTGCGCTCGCCGAAGCCAGGCCGAACGAAAACCTTCTCGCCATAAGCCGCTGTCATGGCCTCTGCGGCGGCAGCATAGTTCTCGTGGGCCAACTCGCTCGTCGGCATCAGCGGAAATTGCTCGCTGAGAATCTCGCGGACCTTCGGCCCATAGCTGGGCAGCTCATGGGTCCAGACCGGATGGCCGAGAACGAATTCGTAGACCTCGGCGAACTGGGATATTTTCAGGCCCTCGCACAGGCCGACACCGGTTGCGGCGCTGGCGACGACGAGAGAGCGGAATTCCTTCTTTTCGGTCGGGGCAAGCATTCGAATTCTCCTGTTCAGAGGTGTGGAGATGAGAGCGGTTATGACTTCTTCGGCGTGATCGGCTTCACGCGCACCGGGCCACGTTCAATGCAATCGATGGGGATGCAGCGGAACATGGTGTAAGAACCGCCGTCGAATGCCAGCTCTCTGGCACTCTCAAGGGCTTGCTCCCTGGTCGGGAAGCCAACGTTTCCGTCCCAATCCACGCTGGTTTCGTCGTCCGTACCGCCGCACAACACGAGAAAAAATTCTTTGCCGTTGTCGATGTTCATCTCAATTTCCCCTTGAAAAGTCAGACTAAAACTCACGTAGCGAGAGCGTGGCTATGCCGCCGTCGCCCTCGCCACCAACCCCAGCGCAATCAACGTCACGATCAGAAGCCGCCAGTCGCCCACGATGAACGCTGCGATGAATGAGCCAATGCCAGCAGCGAAGACTGCGACAGCGATTAGGGCCATGGTGGTGTCGCTCATCGCATCACCCGCTCGATTGCTTGCAGAGGCAGCGTCTCAACTGATCGCGGGCACAGATCATCCCAATTGACGTAGACCGAATGAGCGTTGCAGCGCGTGACAGTGCCGGTTCGCTCCTTCCAGTTCACGCGATGCTGAGGCGCGCGGTTCAAGGCCTCCGCAAACTTTGGAGTCAGCCGGACAGGCTCGCCGCGACGGAAGGGGACGGTCATCTCTCCCTCCCGGCATCAATGATCTCGCCTCGAAAATTTCGCCAGCGGGTTATTTTCCGGGGCTGACGGATGCCCCGCTGGCGGTCCTGGATACGCTTTGTTCGAGCGATAGCCGGGACATCTCGTTTCGCGGTCTTCTCCTTGTGGCAGGGCGTGCAGAGAACGGTGCAGTTCTCCAGCGTCGGTTCGCCGCCAAGTCCGTCCGCGATTGAATGGTCGTAGTGAAACTTGCCGATGGTCAGCCGCGCGCCGCACTGCGGATTTTCGCAGTTGCCGTTGGCGCGAAGGAAGGCGTCACGTTTGACCTGTTTGGAGAACTCACGACGCATTGCGGCTCTCCGGGTCGTGGAACGTCACACCGTTTTCGGCGCCGAATTGATGAATGAGTTCGATCAGGTCGGAAAACTCTTCCTTGGTGAGTTCGGAAGACGAGCGCCCAATGTTGACAAGTCCGGTGCCATCAAGGCTTGGAACCATCTTCAATTCGCGCTTGAGGCCATCCAGGAAGAGTAGTTTCCACTCGTTGGTTGTGAGCCTCTTTCCATCCCAATGGATCTGCACGGCCACGTCGGTCAGCATCGCCCATAGCCGCGCGTTCTGCTCGAGCGTTCGCTTGTTCGCCTTGAACTCAACGCGCGTTCCCGGCTTGGCTTGGTTGATCCAGTTGTGGGCCAAGCTCTTGTCCGCATCGCGGAGAATGGTGATGCTGGCGCGGCTCATGCTGCCTCCGCCGCCTTCTTGAGTTGTTCGGCGATGCCGCCAGCCGAGCGGACCGCGTCAACCACACTGGCGAGTTCAGCGTTGAATTCCTTCACGGCGCCGGCAAGCGTGGCGATATAGCCGTCATCTCGGGGAACGCGGACGATCAGTAGTGGAAGGCGAGGGCAGTAGGACACGAAGTCCCACCACTGGCGCTCCGTCACCCACATGTTGCCCTGCACCTGGGCGCGGTGCTCGGCCGGAAGATCGCCCTTGAGCAGCCGCTCGACCTGAATGTGAGGCAGGGCCGTCTTGATCTCCAAGCCTCCGTCCTCGCCGATCAGCGAATCCGGAGAGCAACCCTTGTCACCATTGACGATGAAGCCGACTTGCAGTGTGTCCACGTCCTTCATCAGTTCGTAGGCTTCGCGAGCCTCGGCTTCCTGCTCCTTGCCGCGCTCCATGTGAGTGTTCGAATAGCTCTCCATCGGCTCGCCGGTCAGAACCTCGCCGGCCAGCTTGAGCATGTAGGTGCGCCGGGTCACGCTCTTGCCGCCGTCCTTGCCCTTCGCCATGACGGTCGAAAACTCGCTGGCGGTCGGGATGCCGAGACGCGCGGCGAACCATTCCGGCTCTCCCTGCTGACACTGGATGATGCGCGGTGCCATACTTAGCCCCTCGACTTGGCGTTTAGCATGTTGACGGCTTCCTGGTAGCGCTTGCTCGGAAGCTCGGCCAATTGCTCGATCTTGAAGAAGCGGAGGAAGCGGGCCTTATCTGCGCCAACACTCTCGATCAGGGCGGTCAAGTCGCCGATCTGATCGGTATTGATTGTTGCGCCACCGGCCGCCGCCAAGTTGCCGTCGTCATCCTTGTCGGAAACGGCGATGTTGAAGATCATCTTGAGCAGGTAGCGCATGCCGTAGGACACGGCCGATCCGGTCGCATGCGTCTTGGTCATCACGTCGCCGCCCTTGGCGCCCTTGCCATCGGCCGGCATGTCGATCTGGTAGGTTCTGGAATGTCCGTTCTGATGCGAAACGCGGCAAATCACGCGAACCACGTCCGCGGCCGGGTTCTCGGTGTTGAAGCTCAGCGCAAAGCCGTGGCTGGTGTAGGCAGGCCGCATGGCCGCATCCAGCGCTCCATAGGAGGCGTATCGGCTCTTGGTCTGCGGGTTGTTGCTGTCCGTCCGGACGCGCCCCATGCCCGCCTGGGCCGCAGTGAGGGCCTTGTCGAAGTCGGCCTCTGCGTTGCGGGCCTCGATCTTCTCCCGCATCTCCATCAACTGCTGGAGCTTGTTGATATCGACGGAGGGATCACGCGCCGCGCGCTCGATGATGCTGAGCACGGCGGCGCTCTCGGACTGGACCGGAAGGCGGGAGGTCGGTCCCTCGATCTGCTTGATGTTCTCGGCTGGCATGTTCATCGGGTACGCTCCTTGTCCAAAATCTCGTCTACCTTTGCCCTCCGCTCCCAAGCGGGAAGGCTGATCAATTCGTGAAACCGGGCTCTGATTTCATCCGCCCTGACGTTCTGGCGCTTGTCGTCTGCGTCGAGAACGAAGTCGCATGAGATCAAAGGGCCCACAGCGCAGCTCCGAAGAAGCAGAGGCCAAAGCCGATGCAGACGAGGGTGTTTTCGATGATCTCGTAGCGATCCATCATACAGCCTCCGTCGCGAGAGCGGCTTCGGCCTCGTCGATCAGCTCGGAGGTGACATCCTCAACGAGCCCGGCATCGATGTGATGGATGAAGACGACGTTCTTGTATTCGCCGGACTTGAGACGGTCGATAATGCCCCGGCGGGTGATCTCAGGATCGACGACGGCTTCCATGCCACGGCGCCCGTAATCGATCATCACCACGAAATAGGAGTGGTTCGGCTTGCGGCGGTTAAGGATGTCTTGGATGTTATTGAGAGGAAAATTCATGACATGGCCCCTAATTGCTATTGTGAAGTCTTGGCGCGACGACGGTTGGTCGCGTCCAAGTGACACTGTCGGCAGCGTCGCCTCTCAAGGCCGTCTTCAATGGAAATTCGAACGTTGCCACCGGCCATCTCATGGCCCCTCTTGCAGAAGCCTATGGCCCGTCTATTGCCTGTCCCTCGATGCACGGCCCCGTGGCATTTCCTGCAAAGCCAACGCACATCAAGCGGGCGCAAGTAGTCGTCGTGATGAGCTTCCGACTTTTCTGCGCCGCAGCTCTCACAGGGCTGCCGGGTAATCTTTCCGGTCCGGATCGCATAAGCGCATCGCTGGCGGGCTCGCAGCTTGAACGCGGCCCCAGGTTTTGAGACGTAGTTCAGGTGGTAAACCCGCCTTTGCTCTGGTGTGATGAATCGCATTGCTATCCCCGCGTCGAATGAACAGCACTATAAGGACAATCCGTCCTAAGCGTCAAGGACTATTTGTCCTTAGATCGAAAATAATTTTGAGGACGGAAAACGCGCAAAAGAAAACCCCGCCGGGTGAGGGCGGGGCTGGGATGGTGTTTGCTGGGGCTTTAAGCGGCCTTGGGGCGTCGCGCTCGCTTGGGTCTAGGAACTGGCGCCGCGACCTCGATCTCTACCAGGCGAGTTGCCCTAAGCGGCTTTTGGCCCTTGCCGGTCATGATCCAGACGGGATCGACATTCGTCACTAGGCAGAACCGGCCGATTAGGTGATGCGGCATAAGCCGCGACTTTTCCCAATGCTTGTAGTGGTCTTGGGGAACGTTCAGGAGTTCCGCAACCTGCCACTGCTTCTTGCCAGTGGCAATTCGGGCTGTGCGGACGCGCTCGATAAACTCTTGTTTGAACTGATCTTCTTCGGATTCGGCCATAGGGACATTGTGTCCTAAGAACTTTTTCACGTCCAAGGCCACTTTGTCCTTGCGTTTAAGGACAAATGGTCCTAAGAAATCGGACATGACCGAAATCCGATCGTTCCGAGACGTGATCGAGCTTTGGCCTTCCAAAGAGGCCATGGCCTCTGACATATCCGCCCGCGCTCCAGCAGTTTCCAAGTGGTGGCAGCGCGACAGTATTCCGGCGGAAAGGTGGTCTGCGATCTTATCGACTGAGCGGGCCCGCGCCGCTGGCGTTACCTCCGACAAGTTGATTGTTTTGGCCGCAAAAGAAGAGCCGAGGGCCTGTGCATGAGCCCTCGGAAACTCGATGACATTCCGCATGGTTGTTGTTTCCCCGCCATTGGCGCGATAGTCGCGCAACACAATGCAACCACAATGGGAGGCACGCGCACAAGTGAACAATCGTCACACAAGCAGGAAAAAGTAGAAGTACGCATTCGTGCGGATGTTCCAAAGTGGAACGGTAATCACTGCAACGATAATACTTTTGCAACTGCTGCGCGAAACCTTGCGAAGACATTCCTTCACCTAAAGACAATTGAAAATCGCGCGAGGTTCGCATGACCGCGCGATTTTACGGTTTGAGCAGCCGGACGGTGACGACGGGGGGGCATCCAGCACCGTCCGGCTCTCGTGGCGCAAATACGCACGCCAATCTAATTCCGCTTCCTGCGGGATCGATATCCCGGTCTGAACCTCTGCTCAAAGGCTTCAATATCGCGCAAGCGCTGATCGACGGCGCGGCGATGTTCGGCTGTTCTTTGATCGTCGGCATGATTGTCGCCAGCGTCCCGCTCGCGATCTTCCTGCTTGTCTTCGCCAAGTTTCACTAGCAGCCGTCCTGCCGCCAAGCTTAGCGGCTGCCATGTATCGTTATCGTTGTTGCCTTCCATGCCGTGCAACTAAACATGGAAGGTTTTGCAAGTGGGCAAAAAGGGTTTGCAGATGTCTGACGCCGCGTACCTGGATCAGGCCGCTCTTTGGTCAAAGGACCTGACGCGCATGAAGGCGCGAGGACCTGGCGACACCGAGAATGCTATGCGCCAGATCGAGCGCGAGTACGGCATCGATTACGGGTTCCTCTGGTCGCTTCGCTATCGCCGGGAGCGGCTGAGGATAATCAGCATCTCGGTTTACGAGAGCATCAGAGCGGCTTATCGCGCAGAATGCGAACGACAAATGCGAAAGCTGGAAAATGACATCAGACGGACCGAGGAAATTGCCGGGGCTGATAGCAACGCTGTTCGCGCGGCTAAGGCTCTTCTTAGCAAGGATTAGGGGAAAACTGAGAGGCGGGGGAAATGGACAGGGTAAATGCTGAAGCGAATGCCGCATTTCTGACTGCGCTCCGGCGCAAGGCGCCCAATCCATGGGCGATCCTCACGCTCTGGCGCGAGGGCTTCGACACCTACGACATCGCGAAGCAACTCGGCGTTCAGGAGCACGAAGTCTCTAACCGGCTGATGCACATCCGCGAGAAATCGGGGGCGCGCCATGGGTAATCCAAACTGGATCGACAAATGGTCGCCGGCAGACCTTCTGGCCCTAGTGCATAAGCGCGATATCGAGAAGAAGACGTTTCCGCAGATCGGAATCGAGCTTGGCCAGCACGAAGCTTCCTGCGCTCGCAGGTATCATCAGATCGTTGCCCTGCGAACTCCGAAGGAGTTGCGGCCTGCGCCGCGGCCCCGCGTCCCGCTGCATCGGCAGCTCGGCATTGAAACCTACGTCCATTTGCAGGCGATCCTGCATCCGCCGTTCGACGGGCGCCGTAGCGGCAGTTGGCTGAAAGGCCAGCCGGTCTATGCCCACTGGTATCGAATGCCGATCACCCTTCCGAAGGTGTTCGCATGACCGACCTTTTCGACTGGACACCGCCGCCATTGCCTTCGCCGCCGGCTCACCGCGCCTTTGACGGCGAAACCTACGAGCCCGACCAGGACCATACCCGTCTCAAGGGACAACTCTGGAACGTGTTCCAGCTCATGAGCGACGGTCAATGGCGGACGCTTTCTGAGATCGCGGAATCGGCCGGGGGATCTGAGGCCAGCGTTTCAGCGCGGCTGCGTGACCTCCGCAAGGACAAGTACGGCGCGCGCGAGGTCGAGCGCAAGCGCGTCAACGGCGGGCTCTATACCTACCGGCTCGTGCCGCTTCCCGACACGTCACTGATCGCGGGGCAAGGATGAGCTACCCGCGCCGCTCAGTGCCCCATGCCGAGCTCGACGCCTGGTACGAGGCAAGCTGGGCCTATGTCATGCCGGACTTTGACAAGCCCGGAAACTACATCGTCGAGTGGCGATCGACTAGCGCTCCTGTTGAGCCGAACCGCGTTCCTGACAACTCAACCCACGAGATCGCAGATGGATCAGCCGGGCGATAATCTCATCAAGTCGATCGTGTCTCGCATCGAAAATGTCGAAGCCGAGATGCGGGAGCGCGCTGAAGACCGCAAGGACATTTACCAGGAGGCGAAGTCTCAAGGCTTTGACACCAAGGCCCTTCGCGCAGTGATCGCGCGCCGTCGTGCAGATGCCAAGAAGTTGGCCGAGCACGAGGCGATCGTCGAAACCTATGCGCAGGCGCTCGGATAGCATCTTTGAGCGCTCACCAGTCTACGCAATGGTTTTGGAGCGATTGGGCGGGGGACCATGAGGTTCGGCGTCTGACGCCGGCTGAGCGTGGCGTATGGATTGACCTATTATCCCTAGCGGCTGTCGGCGCACCTGTCGGCTATGTCTGCGACCAAAGGGGGAATCCACTTTCGTACGAGGAGATCGGTCGTTTCACGAACGCATCTCCCACCGAAGTGGAAAGCCTTATCGCCGGCATTCTGGAAAAGGGTGCCGCCAGCCGCGACCGCTCCGGGCGGTTGTTCAACCGGCGTATGGTTCGACATGCTCAAAAGCGGGCCGAAAAGGCAGCCGCTGGAAAGCTTGGTGGCGACCAGACGAAAAAAGCGTGGGAAGCGTTAAAGGCTAGTGCGTTGGAGCGGCAAGCAAATTCTCTTGGTGCTAGGGCATTTGCTGTAGCGCCTGCTAGGGCACCGCGAGCCGCCCCTATCCATTCCTCAAGTACTAAAACTACTACTGTCTCTGTTGAGAGAGGGAAGAGGCTTGGCGAGGAAGTAAGTAAGCCGGTCTCCGAACTCACGCGCGCGGAGTTGGATGCGATCTATGCGAGGAAACAATGATGCAGGGGGTAGAAATGAGCGAACGACCGGCAACGTACCAGATCGGGCAGGTGGTTGAGTTCGTCGATCTGATCGAGGAGAAGCAATCGGAGTTCCCGATCAGCCCGACATCGCGTTGGTACTGCGCTATCACCAATCCGAATTGCCAGGCCCGAGCAGCACTCGGCCTGCACGAGATCGGCTATCGGACGTTCTATCCGAAGGTCAGGCGCTGGGTCACGCATGCCCGCGTCAAACAGGCAAAGGACAAGCCGCTCTTCGGCCGCTACATCTTCGTTGAGGTGGACCCCAAGAGCGAGGAGCAGTCCTTCTACGCCGTTCGGGCGGTCAATGGCGTGGAATCCATCCTTTCATCTTGGCAGGAAACGCGCTTCGGTATGAGCATGGAGCCGGCGCCGTTCTCTTCGGACTGGGTGCAGAACATGCGGCTGCGGCAGATGGCCGGAGAATGGGATGAGACCCGTGGAACGCTTCCGATCGGCGCAAAGATCAAGCTGATGGAGGGTGAATTTGCCGATCAGCTCGCGATCGTGACCGCAAAGGAGGGAAGGAGCGAGAAGACCATTGCATTCAAGTTGGTGGGCGAGAACCGATACGGCAAGCTCCATGTGAGCAACGTGAGGGCCGCATGACCAAGTTCGATGACGCGACGCTGGAGGCCGCGGCCCAGCTCCTAGAGACGACCGCTGGCAACAGCATCTATCGCTCTGCATGGCGCGCTGGTGCAAAGAAAATCCGAGCGCTGAAGAATTTAAAGGATAGCGACGAGATTTTAAAAGACGACCGCGCGCAAATCAGCAATTCATCATCACGGCCGGTCGCGTAGTTTCACCCGCCGGGTGGCTTGTGTCCGGATTTCCTGTCGGGTTCTCCGACTTTCTGACCCCTACGTTTCCTCCCTAGACTGCCAGGCCTCCTGTCCCCCAGGGCCGGGCATTTTCTTTTCAGTTCGAAGCGCTTCATCAAAACGCAAACCCCCGCGGATCGGTGCTGAGCACATCGGGTGGGGCGCTTCGTTCAATTCACCAGGAGCATCCCATGGGCGTCTCCATCCTCGGCCTGCTGATCCTGAGCGACGTCGAAGCGCGGCAGAAGCCGAAGCCGAGCAAGCGCACAGGCCGGAAGTGAGTATATCCTGCTGGGGCTTTTTCCCCGGCATGTGGGTGATCTCTCCCGGCTGGCCTCGCGCAATCTGGCAAGCCTGCGACCTCGAAGAAACCATGGCATGGAGATGAAAATGGCAAAGAAACCGAAGCCCATGAAGCCCGGCAAACCCAAGCCCGGCTGCAAGTAACTCCAAACATTTGAGGAATTAAATATGGCCGGCCGACCTCCCGGCGCTGTGAACAAGGACAAGCCGTTCCGAGACGCTATTCGCATGGAAATGGCTCTGGCTGCTGAGGGCAAGCCATGCGAGGCGCCTGAGGGATCGATCCGCTGGATTGCCCGCCAGCTCCTGAACCGCGCCGGCGCCGAAACTGCGGCCGCCAGAGAAATCGGCGATCGCCTCGACGGCAAGCCGGCACAGTCCGTTGAGATGAGCGGCGGCCTGAATATCTCGCACGAGGACGCGCTTGCAGAGCTCGATGACTGAGCGGGAACGCTCGATCAGAAAGCGGTTGCGCGACGATTTCAGCCACTACGCCGCGAAATGCCTGAAGATCCGGACCAAGGCCGGCAAGATTGAATCGCTGGTGCTCAACCAGGCCCAGCTTTATCTGCATGGCCGGTTGGAAGCGCAGCGAGAGCGAACCGGCAAGGTTCGGGCGCTGGTGCTTAAGGGCCGACAACAGGGCATCTCGACCTATATCGGCGGCCGTTATTATTGGCGCGCTTCGCACAGCAAGGGCCTTCGTGTCTTCATCCTAACGCACGAGCAGGACGCGACGAACAACCTGTTCGGGATGGTTGAGCGATATCACTCGCATTGCCCAGATCTGGTCAGGCCTGTCACCGGTGCGGCGAACGCCAAGGAATTGAGCTTTGAGGCCCTTGAGAGCGGGTACGCAGTCGGAACGGCGGGTGCCAAGGCCGTGGGTCGCTCGCAGACGGTTCAGCTCTTCCATGGGTCTGAGGTTGCTTTCTGGCCCAATGCTAAAACTCATTTCGCGGGTGTTGTTCAAGCAATCCCAGACCTAGCCGGAACAGAGATCGTTCTGGAATCGACGGCGAACGGTCTTGGTGGAGAGTTTCATGAGCGCTGGCAACAGGCAGAAGCTGGCCAGGGTGATTATGAGGCTGTCTTTATCCCCTGGTTCTGGGACGACGGATACCGCCGAGACGTCGGCCCCGACTTCAGGCTCGACGAAGACGAACAAGCCTATGCCGACGCCCACGGCCTCACGCTCGAGCAAATGGCGTGGCGCCGGGCGAAAATTGCGGAACTGAAAGACCCGCTGTTGTTCAAGCAGGAATATCCTGCAACAGCACAAGAGGCGTTCCAGCTTACCGGACATGACAGCTTCATCAAGTCGGAAGCTGTTTTGGCTGCACGTAAGCAGACCTGCGAGGGCATTGGGCCGCTGGTGATCGGCGCGGATCCAGCGCGGTTTGGCGACGACAGATTTTCGCTGGCATGGCGGCGCGGCCGTCAGGTCTCCAAGGTCGAGAGCAAGAACAAACTCGACACGGTTCAAGGTGCGAACTGGATCAAGCAGGTTATTGACGCTGACAACCCGGCTCGCGTCTTTGTGGACGTTGGCGGTGTTGGCGCTGGCGTTGTCGATATCCTGCATTCGTGGGGTGGTGTTTATCTTGAGAAGGTTACGCCGATCAACTTCGGATCGGAGCCGCAAGAGCCGGTTGTGATCTTGCCGGATGGGAAGAAGTCGGCAGGCCCGCGCAACCGTCGCGCTGAAATGTGGAAGCGGTCGCGTGATTGGCTGGATGAGCCTGGCGGGGCTGACATTCCCGACCTCGATAGTTTGCAGGCCGATGCCTGTGGTCCTGGTTACTCCTACGACGTCAACCAGCGTCTGCTTCTGGAAAGCAAAGAACACATGCGAGCCCGTGGGGTTCGCTCACCTGACGATTGGGATGCCATTGTGCTGACGTTCGCTGAGCCTGTTCATGAAGAAGTCCAGCCGCAGCGCGCGCGCCGTGCTGGCTCGTGGATGGGCGCCTGATGGCTGACAACAAGAAGGCCTGGGAGGACGTCCACCGACAGGCCATCGAAGAGTATACGCGCGACTACGACAAAGAGCGCGCGAACATCGACGATGCCTACGAGGACTTGAGGTTCCGCCGTGGCCGTCAATCTGATCAGTGGGACGAGGAGGCGCTGAAGGCGCGCAAAGGGCGTCCCTGCCACGTCGTCAACAAGCTCCCGCAGTTCATCCGCCAAGTCACTGGCGACATGCGCCGCAAGCGGCCTGGCATCAAGGTCGTTCCGGTCGATAGCGGGGCGGACATCGAAACCGCGGATATCCGCGGCGGCATGATCCGCTATGTCGAGAACCGCTCCAAGGCGAAGCACGTTTATACGACCGGGGCTGATAGCCAGGTGACATGCGGCATCGGACATTGGCAGGTGCTCACGGAATACGCCAACGCCGGCACGTTCAACCAGGAAATCCGCATCGCCGGCGTCGAGGATGGCGTTGCCGTGGTCTGGGATGCCGATGCTACGGGCCCGGTCAAAGAAGACGCAGACCATTGTTTCGTGCCGGTCGATATGTCGATCGCCAAGTTCAAGAAGAAGTGGCCAAACGCGCAGACCGCCGGTTTTGAACAGCACGGCGACGCCTTCAGCACATGGTCAAGCGACGAGCATATCCGGGTTGCTGCCTACTGGAAGAAAAAGCCGATCAAGCGGACGCTTGCGTTGATGCCGGACGGCTCGATCGACGATCTGACCGACATTCTCGGCAACTCGGAGAAGCAGGAGGCGGCGGACGGCTTGAAGTTCCTGCAAAGCCAGGGAGCGCGCATCGAAGAGCGCGATAGCTACCGGATTTGCCGCTACCTCATGACCATGGCCGAAATTCTTGAGGAATCGGACTGGGCCGGCATGCACATCCCGATCATTCCAGTGATCGGCGAGGAGGTGCGGGTTGGCCGCGAGCTCTACCGCCATGGCATCGTGCGCTACGCGCGCGACCTCCAGAAAATGGTGAACTACTATTCATCGGCCGAAACCGAGGTTGTTGCGCTTCAGCCGAAAGCCCCGTGGCTCGGCACCAAGAAGATGTTCCAGAACAACTACGACCTCTGGGAAACGGCCAATACCGAGAATCACCCGTTCTTGGAATACGTTCCGGATCCGACCGCGCCAGGCGGCAAGCCCGAGCGCGTAACGCCGCCGGTGGCCTCGCAAGCCATCCAGCAAGGCGCGCTGAACGCAGCGAACGACATGAAGGCTGTGATCGGCATCTATGATGCCAGCCTTGGCGCCAGGTCCAACGAAACGTCCGGCATCGCGATCGAGCGCCGGGACGAGCAGGGCGATACCGGGACCTTCGTTTATCACGACAACTTCGCGCTTGCGATCGAGCGAACGGCCGAGATCGTGAACGAGCTGTTCCCGAAGATTTACGACACGCAGCGCACCATGCGGATCATCGGCGACGACGGCAAGCCGATGATGGCCGAGATCAACAAGCCGCTTATCATGAACGGGATCACCAAGATCCAGCACGATATGTCGGCCGGATCATATGACGTCGTAATGGAAGAGGGGCCGTCCTACGCGACCAAGCGCGAAGCGGCTCAGACCGGGATTACCGAGTTCATTCGGGCCTTCCCGCCGGCGGCGCCCCTGATCGGCGACATCTACGCCAAGATTATGGACTTCCCGCACGCAGAGGAGATCGGCGAACGGCTTGAGGAAGCCCTCCCGCCGCCGATCAAGGCCAAGCTGCAACAGGAGCGCGCCGAGGCCGAGCAGGCCGCCGGCAAGCCACCCTCACCTGAGGTCCAACAGCAGGCCCAAGCGCAGCAGGAAGCCCAGCAGAAGGCTCAGGCGGCTGAGCAAATGCAGATGGCCGAGATGCAGGCCAAAGTCATGGAGGCAGAGGCCAAGGCCCAGAAAGCCAAGGCTGATGCGCGCAAGGCCATTGCGGACGCTGACCGTGCCGAGAGCGAGGCGCAGAAGGCCAAGGCCGATCTGGCCCAGACGCACATGGACAACCTGCGGGACATCGAGGCCCACGATCACGACATGGCGCGCGGCCATGTCCAGCACGAGCAGAATACCAGACACGCGCAGGACAGGCACGAGATCGATCTGACGCTCCGGGGTTTTGGCGAGGCCCGCGCGCAGCGCCAGCACGAGCGCGACGATCAATCGCACGATATCACCATCAAACAGATGCAGCAGCCGGCGAAGGAGCCAGCTTAGAATGGCAAATGCTCTTTGGATCACGGAGTACAGCGGCTGCGCTCGCGAGCGTACCCAGATCGCCAATTCGCCGGCTCAAGCCCGGCAATCACCGGCTATCGGAACCGAGGTCAAATCCAGCGCATTCGGACGAAATACCCACATTGTTCGCCTCAAGGCCGTAGGTGCGGATTGCATCTATGTCATCAGCGAGGCCGACAGCACTGGAACGTTTCTGACGGCCAGCACCGCTGTTGGTGATTATCTTTCGGCCGGCGAGACTGAATATGTTGGTGTGAAGCCAGGCATGAAAGTCTCGGTGATCTCCACCACTGGTTCGTAATTCCGGCGCGTTGACGCTGGTGTACGCCGCCTTCGGGCGGCTTTTTTATTGAGGCCACATGAGCGACGAAAACGAGCTGGCGCCCCCGCCGGCTGAAGAGTCACGCAATCTCGACGAAGTCGTTTCGACGGAAGCAAAGGTCGAGCCGGAAGAGAAGAAGGAGCCTGAAGCTGCACCAAAGGAAGCTGGCGACGACGCCGGCGAGGAGCAGCCGAAGAAACTGAGCGGCGCGCAGAGGGCCAAGCTCCGCGAACAACGTTTGCTCAACGAGAATGCCGAGCTCCAGCGCAAGTTGGAGGAGGCGACCCGCCAGACGCCGGCGCAAACCGCCAGCGAAGCGGACGAGAAGGCCCCGAAGGAAGAGGACTTCAACGGAGACTGGTACGCCTATCGCGATGCGAAGTCGGCCTATGAGGCCAGGCAAGCCATCCGCGATGAGCTGCGCAAGGACCGTGAACGTCGCGAAGCCTCGGAACGCCAGACCAAGCAGGCCGACGTGGCCCGTGAGGTCGATATTGCCCACGCTGAGCGGATCGAGGAGGCGAAGCAGATAATCGCCGACTTCGATCAGGTCATGGCGGGCATGAAGGGCGTCAATGTTCGGAATGAGGTGATCGAGGAGATCAAGTCGTCCGAAAACAGCGCCCTGATCGCGTATCACCTCGCAAAAAACCCCGACAAACTCGCCGCACTGGACCGCATGAATGGTCGCGAGCTGGCCCGCGAAATGGGCCGGCTGGAAGCCACCGTGAAGCTCCCTGCCGCGAAGAAGCAAACCACGGCCCCGCCGCCGCTCGATCCCTTGAAGGGTGGAGCAAGCGGCTCATTCGATCCGGATAAGGCTTCGATGGACGACTACGTCGCGAAGCGGAAGGCCGGCTGGAAGGGCTGATCTTTCCAACCTGATTGCCCGTCGTGATGACGCGCAGTCCCCGTGCGGAACGCAGTGATGCGCCCCGCCAGAAGGAAACTGTTCTATGACCCAGAGGGTTCTTACTGCGGACGTGATCGCCAAGGAAGCGATCATGATCCTCGAAAACAACTGCGTGATGGGCAATCTCGTCTATCGCGGCTACGAGGAAGAGTATTCCAACGGCGTCAACGGCTATGAGAAGGGCGAGACGATCTCCATTCGTCGTCCGACCGATTTCACGGTCCGTTCTGGCGCGGTTGCGGCGATGCAGGAAGTCGTCGAAGGCAAGACTTCGATCACCGTGGACACCCAGGAAGGCGTGGACTTCAAGTTCACTTCGTCCGATCTGTCGCTGCGCATCGGGGATCTGTCCCAGCGCGTCATCAAGCCAGCGATGGTGCAGCTTGCCAATTCGATCGATCGCAAGCTGACCAGCCTGTACAAGGACGTCTGGAATTGGGTCGGTACGCCTGGCCAGACGATCGACTCCTTCGCCGACTTTGCGAAGGCGCCGACCCGTCTCGATCTCGGCGCCGTGCCTCAGGACGACCGCTATGCGGTTCTTTCGCCGACCGACGAGTATGGCATGCTGGGCTCTCAGACTGCGCTCTATATGCAGGATGTGGCCAAGGATGCCTACCGCAACTCGAACCTCGGCCGCATCGCGCGGATCGACACGTACTCGTCCCAGAACGTCCAGACGTTCACCCGCGGCACGACCGACAATACCACGCCGGTCATCAACGGCACGCAGTCCACCACCTGGGCTTCGACCAAGGACACCAACACCATGACCTTGAACATCAAGGGAGCTGACGCTTCCTCGACGTTCAAGCAGGGTGATGTGTTCACGATCGACGCCGTGTTCGCCGTCAACCCCGTGACCAAGGCGACCCTGCCGCACTTGCAGCAGTTCGTCGTGACCGCGGACGCCACCGCCAACGGCACCACCACCTCGACCACAACCCTGACCATCTCGCCGCCGATCATCACTTCTGGCGCGTTCCAGAACGTGTCGGCTGCGGCGCTCGATGCCGCGACCGTCACCATTCTGGGCACGGCCTCGACCGGCTACGCGCAGAACATGGTGTTCCACAAGAACGCCTTCGCTCTGGTGATGGTCCCGATGGTCAAGCCGCCTGGTGCGGTCGAGGTCGCGCGCCGTTCGTACAAGGGATTCCAGGTCCGCGTGATCCCCTACTACGACGGCACGAACGACCAGAGCAACTGGCGCCTCGACGTGCTTTACGGCGTGAAAACGCTTGACGCGCGTCTCGCCACCCGCATCTCCGGCTCGTAGGTCATTTGAGGCGGGTGAAATATCCCGCCTCACCCCTCCAACTCTTCATTTGAAGGAAAAACCACATGACTGTTGGCGTTTACACTAAGCAGAACTCGGATGGTGGCCCCAGCGGCACCGTCCTTGGCCAGTCGGCTACCGATCTGATCGGCTTCTACGGCGTGGCGACCCCGGTCGCTCAACGTGCGTCGTCGATCCAAGCAACGTCGGTGATCTCGGCCTATAGCTCGACCACGGCGTCTGCCCTGATCGGTGCTCTCCTGGTCGAGATCGCCAATACCCTGAACGGTCTCGGCATCTGGAAGGGCAGCGCGTAAGAGGTGGCCTTTGAAGGTCATCTTCTGCACGCCGTCTCTCGCCGGCCCAACGGCGCCCTACATCAAGGCTCTGGAAGATTCCATTCCCTTGATCGTGGGCGCCGGCTGGGAAGAAGGATACGCTCAGTGCGTCGGCAATCCCTACATCTCGGCCGCTCGAGCCGACATGACAAGGCGCGCGCTTGACGTCGGCGCCGATGTGGTCTGCTACCTCGATTATGATCTGAGCTGGCGGCCGGAAGACCTCCTGAAGCTGATCACGACGCCTGGTGACGTTGTCGCCGGAACGTATCGCTTCAAGAAAGACGAAGTCGAATACATGGGCAGCGTCAACACCGACGCGAACCATATCATGCAGGGCAGGGCATCGGACGGCGCGCTTTCGGCCTTCCGCGTGCCGGCCGGCTTCCTGAAGGTCACGAAGGAAGCGATCAACAAGTTCATGGGCGCGTATCCCGAGCTCGTCTATGGGCCGCGCTACAATCCATCCGTCGATCTGTTCAACCACGGTGCCCATGAGGGGCTTTGGTACGGCGAGGACTACGCGTTCTGCCGGCGCTGGCTTGCGACGGGTGAGCGGATCTGGCTCGTGCCGGACCTCGACTTGGATCACCACTCCAAGGACAAGGTCTACAAGGGCAATTTTCACAAGTTCATGTTGGAGAGGGCGGCCAGTGAAAAAGCCTAGCGTATTGATCTGCATTCCGGCCTACGGCCAGAGCGTCACAGCGCAGACCATGGAGTCGATCTACACGCTGGCACAGTTTTTGACGATGTCCGGCATCCGGAACCAACTGACCTGGTTCTCTGCCGCCGATATCGTCGAGGTCCGCAATCTCTTCCTGACATCCTGGTACGACTGCCACCCGCAATTCTCGCACATGCTGTTCATCGACGCGGACATGGGCTTCCCGGCCGAGTTGATCCGCGACATGCTCGACTTCGACAAGCAGTTGACCGGCACTTTCTACGCCCGCCGCCAGATGCCGCCCAGCGTCGTTGGCGCAGCGCTTCATCAAGACCATTCATTCCCGGACATCAAGAAGGGCTTCCTTCCGGCAGCCTATATCGGCGCCGGCGTGATGCTCATCAAGCGCACGCTCGTTGACGAAATGCTGGTGAAGAAACCGGAACTGATCGACAAGCTTCCGGGGGTTCTGGCCAAGGCGACGCCGCTCCCGTTGACCCGGTTTATTCGAGCTTTCGACACGATCCTGGAGGACGACTGCCGGTTGTCCGAGGACATCTCGTTCTGTCGTCGCTGGCGAGAATGCGGCGGCGAAATCTGGGCCAACGTGATGCACAAGATTGACCACGTCGGTCCCTTTAACTTCCACCTTCGCTATGGCGGCATCATGGAGAAGAAGTGGAAGGAAGAGAACGGGCAGGAGGTTGCGGCGTGACGGACAAGCAGATCGACGCCGCGACCGATGCCTATTTGAAGGCGCGCGGCTGGAGCGACGACACGATCAAGACCAACTTCCTGACGCGGGCTGAAGTCCGCGGCCGGATGATCGAGGCGCTGAAGGCGGCAGAGGCGGCGGCAGATGTCCAAGACCAGGGCTGAGCTGATCAACCAGGTTCTCGATCGCCTCAACATCCTCGTGCTGGGGCAGGCTGCCTCTGACGAGGATGTCCAAAAGGTCGATCTTCTGGTTGACGGTGCCATTGCGGAGCTCAACTCCCTCGAAATCTACTACGTGCCAGATGCTGGCTCACTTGGCCCCACCGGTGGAACGATCGACGACGAGGCGTTCCTGGCCTTGGCCGACTATGTAGCGCAGTTTCATCTGATCGCGGATGAGCGTATTCAGGCCCTCTCTTCGATCGCCGAGGCCAAGCTTCGCACGCTATCGGCGCCAAAGCGCACCCTGCGCACCTTGCGTGTGGATCCCGCCCTTCGAACGCATCGGCGCGGCACCTATCGATGGTGACGAAGAAGATTCCGTTCCCGGTTGCGACTTCGCCGGGAGCAAAGAACCAAGAATCGGGCGGCAGGATCATCAACGGGTACGTGGAAGAACTCGGCGACCAGGCGCCCAATAAGTCCGTCATTCGCCGCGGGCCCGGCTTGGATAATTTCGGCACCTCTTCGCGCACGGGATATCGCGGTTCGATCGTCGTGAACGACGTGCTTTATGCAGCCTTCAGTGGCAAGCTTGAGAAGTGGTCCGATGCCGGCGGAACATCTACAAACGTCGGCAATCTGAACGGAACCGCGCGCGGGTTCTTCGCGGCCAACAACAATTCGACGCCCGACAAGGTGTTCGTCGATCCTGACGGCAATATCGCTATCTTCACACCGTCGAGCGTGACCAACTCGTACCCTGATGCGGACCTTCCGACGTCCAATTCGGTGGATTTCCTTGACGGTTATCTGGTGTTCACGACAGGTGACGGTCGGGCCTTCGCAACGGACTTGAATTCGACGGCAGTCAACGCGCTATCCTTTGGCAAGGCCGAGGCGAAGCCTGACGGACTGGTTAGGGTGGTGGCATGGGGCGGCCGGTTGCTGTTCTTCGGCAATATCACGACGGAAGTCTGGACTGATGCGGGGACGACGCCGTTTCCGTTCACGCGCTCCGCAGTCATCCCGCGCGGGCTCGCCGGGCCCTATTGTGTGTCGGGTTATGAAGATGGCTTCAGCCGCGGCCCGATCTGGGTTGCCGATGATAACTGTGTCTACAAGCTCGACGGCTACACGCCAACGAAGGTGTCCACGCCTGATATTGAAGGGCTGATCGAGTCCGTCAGCGACAAGACGACGCTTGAGGCAACCTGCTATATCTCGCGCGGTCATGCTTTCTTCCAGCTCTCTAGCGAAACCTGGACGTGGGTTCTCGATATTTCGACCTCGCAATGGGCCCAGCGCGACAGTTATCTTTTGGACCGATCAAGGATTGCGGGTGCAATCAATGCATTCAGTCTGTGGCTCACGGGAGACACGGAAACCGGTAATATCCAGTCGATCCTGACATCCGCGCATGACGAGATCGGCAGCCCGTTGCGGCTTCGCATCGAAAGCGGACCAGTGCTCAACTTTCCCGCCGGCGCTCCGGTGGGGCGGGCGGATTTCTTTTTCACAACCGGCGTCGGCATCGCGACGGGCAACGACCCCGATCAAACCGATCCAGACGTTGAGATTTCGTGGTCGGATGATGGCGGGCAAACTTGGTCAAATCCGATCCTGCGGAAGCTTGGCCGGCAATCCGAAACCAAGCAATTGGTGTCAGTCGTGAACTGCACGGGCCGCACGTCATGGCAGGGGCGTCGCTGGCGTCTTGACGTGTCGAGTGCGGTCTATTCCTCGTTCATGTTTGCAACGATGTCCGACGATCCCCGTGTCCCGGTGAGGGCCTGATGGCGCGCATCAAGATTCCGCCGGCCGACATATCGCCGATCGAAGTTGATCCGGTGACGAAGCGGTTCAAGTGGACAGCCGATTGGTACGACGTTCTCAAGGGTCTTGAGCGGCTCGGGATGCTCGATCTCGCCGATGTTACCACGACCACGCCGAGCAACGGCCAAGTGCTCATCTACAACTCGACGAACAAGAATTTCGCGCCTGGAGCGAATTGATGGGCCAGCCGTTTCTGTCTTTGGCGGGGTCTCAGCCGGGGTTGTCAGATTTTGCGCGAAGCCTCGCTCCTCCAACGGGCCTTGTCCAAGAGGGAAACATCGATTTGACCAAGCGGCCTGTCGTTAAAAATCCGGACGGTAGTATCAGCACGGTTAGGTCAATGTCTGTCAATTTTGGGGACGGCGAAGTGCTTATTCCGACTGTCAGTGACGATGGCCGGATCATGTCAAACGATGAAGCGATCGAGATGTTCAAAAAGACGGGCCGTCATCTCGGAATTTTTGATGTTCCACGCAATGCCGATGCCTACGCTCAAAAGCTGCATGAGGATCAGGCGCAAATGTACGGCGGAGGCAACTGATGGGCAACTTCTTCACGGACCTGTTTTCCGATCAGCCGGCCAAAGACGCGGCGGACGCGATCAAGGCAGGGTATGCGACGGGCGTCACCAACGCGGGTACAGCGCTTGACAAGGGGCAAGCAAGTGCCGATGCGTTGTATTCCAAGGCCTACACTCCGTTTTCGTCGCTCTACGACAAGTTTGGCAAAGGCATGGACGCCTATGCTGACGCTACCGGCGTCAACGGCGCAGACGGCATCTCGCGGGCGGGCAGCACGTTTAAGGCATTGCCTGGCTATTCTGGCGGCCTGACCACGGGCACGGATCAACTCATGCGGACCGCTGCCGCGCGCGGCGATTTGTCGGGCGGAAATACTTCGGGCGATATCATCAAGTTCGCGTCGGACTATGATGCGCAGAAGTATAAGGATTATCTCGCGGCCCTGTCGCCGAACTTGTCCGGAGCAAGCACGGCGGCCGCAGGTGGCGCTGGCGTTCTGACGGGACAGGCGGGAGCCGATCTCGGTGTTGCCGGCACGAAAGCTTCCAACGAGTGGAACGCCGCTACCGGATCCGGCCAGGCCGACGCGAACGCTGATCTCGCTCGCTACAGCGCATCGCAGAATTTCTGGGGCGCTCTGCTGGGTGGCGCGAACATGGCCCTTAAGGCGTCTGGTGTCGGTGGCTACGCAACCCCTTCGAAGGCTGCATAAATGGCTGGTTTCGGACCTCCCGCGGTTGATTTCTACAGCATGCTTTCCGGCCTCGGCGACACGTTCGCGAGCAATCGGAGTGCCGCTGCCAAGCGCGAAGCGCTGGCCGGCGCAACGAACCCGGACGGCACGGTCGATTACGGCAAAGCGCTGTCCGGCTATGTTCGAGGTGGAGATCTCGAAAGCGCTTCCAAGATTGCCGCCATCAAGAAGGCAACAGATGCTCCGGAAAGCGCGGCCGCGATCCAGGAGTTCAATTTTGCCTCCAAGAACGGCTACAAGGGCACGCTCCTTGACTTCATGAAGGAGAAGGCGGCTGCCGGCGCCACACGCGTCAATACCAACGTCAACACAGGCGACAAGGCCTATGACACAGCGCTGGCGAAGGATCTGGCCGAAACTCATGTCGGCGCGCTCAAGGCCGGCACGAATGCACAGGGCACGCTCAACACGATCGGCGTCATGGAGAAGGCCGCGTCCGATCCGAACTTCTATAGCGGTACGGCCTCCGGTCTGGTCACCGCCTACAAGAAGGGTGCTTCGGCCCTCGGTATCGAGGGCGCCGACGCAGCGCAACCGAATGAACTGTTCTCCAAGATGGCAAATAAGCTCGTCATCGACAGCAGCGGCGGGTCGCTCGGTGCAGGAATTTCAAACGCTGACCGTGCTTTCATTGAAAGCACCGTGCCGAACCTGACCAATACTCCGGCGGGCAATAAGGCGATCTTCGACACGATGAAGAAGGTCGCGCAGCGGCAGCAACAGGTTGCCAAGTTCACCAACGAATATGCCGCAAAGCACGGCGGCCGGATCGACTACAACTATGGCGAGGCCCTGCAAAAGTGGGCGAATGAGAACCCGATGTTCCCGAACGCGCAGAAAGCGCCCGCTGGGGCTACTGGCGGCAACACCACGTCAACCGGCGTGAAGTGGAGCGTTCAATAGTGGCCACGCTCAACATCGAAGGGCGCTCGGTCCAAGTTGACGACGGCTTTCTGAAGCTCTCGCCTGAGCAGCAGAACGCGACCGTTGACGAAATCGCGTCGTCCTTCAAGACGGAAACGCCGAACGGACGGCTTTACGTCGGCCCCGGAAAGAAGGAAGGCGAGCCGGTCAGCATTGCCGAGGATGTTGCCAAGTCTGCTGCCGCCGGTCTCGCCAAGGGAACAATTGCCATTCCCGGCGCCGCCGGCGATGTCCGCGGGCTGATCTCGAGCGGGCTCGACTTTGCGGCCCAGAAGTTCGGCATCCCTGCCGAACGGATGCAGGCGTTCAAGGATGCGGTCTACGAGGGCGCCAAGGTGGCATCCGTGCCGACCCGCGTTCTGGCTGATACGCCGACGTCGGCAGATATTCAAGGGCAGGTCGAGAAGGCCACGGGCGAGTTTCACACGCCGCAGACCAAGGCCGGAGAATATGCCCAGACGGTGGCGGAGTTTGTGCCAGCGGCGATCGGCGGAGAGGGTAGCTTGCTGCCGCGCGCCGCACGTGTGGTCGTCCCGGCGGTCGCCAGCGAGACGGCTGGGCAGGTCACAAAAGGCACCAAAGCCGAGCCTGTGGCGCGCTTCTTGGCGGCACTCGCCGGCGGCGGGTTCACGGCGCTTGCCAGCCGGCCGGGCACCGCCGCGCGGTCGATCAGGGGCCAGCTTCCGGACGGGATCACCGAGCAGATGGTCGTTCGCGCCGACGGTCTGATGCAGGAAGCGGCCGCGCGCGGCATCCAGTTGGCTTGGCCGGAAGCCCTGAGCCAGGTCGATGGCCGGCCTGTGCTGACCAACATGATGCGCCACCTCGAGGCGTCGCCGCAGTCTGAGCGGCAGATGGCCGAATTCTTCGGTGGCCGGCCGCAGGCGGTGGAGACGGCCGTCCGCGGCGAGCTCGACAATATGGCGCCGGTCAATCGGGCGCCCTCCACCATTGGACCTCAGGTCGGGCGAGCGGCAGAAGGCACGCTTGAGGACGTCCGCGGCGCGGTCAACGACGCTGCCCGGCCATTCTATGACCGAGCGTCGGTAGTGTTGCTCAGTCCTCCGGAAATGGCCCGGGTTCGGGCGCTACCCGGCTATCAGGAGGCGCGGGACGCGGTGCGCGCGGATCCGCAGCTCAACCGCTACGTCGAGCATCTCCCGGACAACAGCGTCGGCTTCCTGAACGAGGTCAAAAAGTACCTCGACACCGCCGCCGAGCATGCCGCGCAGCCCTTGAATACCCAGGGCCGCAATATGCAGCGGTCGGCAGGCTATGGCCGAGATGCAACTGCGGTGCGCGATGCCGCTTCGAACGTTCCGAGCTCGACGGCGTACCCGACCGCGCTTGCGATCGAATCTGTGGGTCGCGAGCGGTTCTTGCAGCCCCTGCTTGACGGTCCGTTGGGCAAGATCGCCGGCCGCGATACCACGACCAAGAACGCGATCGACGCGCTTTTCCCGAAAAACCCACTTCCGAACAGCGAGCACGAGATTTCGACGGCGGTTTCGGCTCTTTCGCACCGCAACCCGCGGGCCGCCGGCGATCTGGTGCGGGCGCATGCCGAAAGCACCTTCAATGAAGCGGCCCGCGATCTTCAGACCGGCCCCAACCAGGCGAGCGGCGCCAAGTTCGCTGTCGCGATCGCAGGCAACCCGCAGCAGCGGCTTAACCTGCGTTCCGCGGTCGAAGCACTGCCGAACGGACAGGCGCGCTGGGATGGCTTTAACCGGCTCTTGGACGTGCTCGAGGCAACCGGTGCCCGGCAGAATGTCGGTTCTCGCACGGCCTACAACGCCGAGATCAACAAGGCACAAGGGGCCGGAAGTGTCGCACGCGATGCGGTCAAAATCGGCGCCAATCCGACCAAGATGCTTCAGCCCTTGGTCGATAAATACGAGCAATGGAAGCTTGGCCAAAACCTATCGCAATTGGCGACGATCCTGACCGATCCGGGATCGGCCGGGATGCTGCGGGATCTGGCCCGCATCCCACGCGGGGATTGGGGGCGGTCGGCTGCCGCCGCCACGCGCCTGATCACCTACGCGAACAGTTCGCGTCCACAAGTCGAGAAGCCACGTAACCAGTAGCGTCGCCAAGAGGGCTGCGCCCATCGCCACCAAGGCGGGGGCCAGTCCTTTGCCGTCCAATGTCACTGCACAGAAGTAATAGATGGGCCCGGCCACGGCGCCCTGAAACAGCATCCAAAAGAGCCTGATCATGAAGCGCTTCTTTCTCTCGCTGGTCCTTGCGGCTGGTCTGCTTTCTCCGGCCATCGCCGCCGGCACGCTGCCCGGCATCAGCATGTCCCAGCAGTTGGACACGGACGGCCGGCCGCTGAACGGGGGCAGACTTTACCTCATCCAGGCCGGAACGACCAGCACCCCGCAAAACTGCTACCAGGATAGCGGCCTGACGATCGCGTGGCCCAATCCGGTCACGCTGGACTCGGCGGGGCGTGTTCCGCAGCTCTTCTGCGCTGACGGGTCGATCAAGGTCCGCCTGACCAATTCGGTGGGCGTCCAGAAGCTTGTTCAGGATAATCTGCTCGTCGTCGGGCCTTCAGGCGGTGGCGGTGGCGGTGGATCGGTCGATCCGACCACGATCCTTCAGACCGGCCAGATCGTCCATATGTACGGCACTGGCAGCATATCGGGGTTTGTCCGCTGCAACGGCCGAACGATCGGCAGCGCAACGAGCGGCGCGACCGAACGCGCCAATGCCGACACCTCGGCCTTGTTTGTGTTCTTGTACAACGCTGATCCCAATCTCTCGGTGAGCGGCGGGCGTGGTGCATCGGCTGCGGCTGACTTCGCCGCCAACAAAACCATAGCCCTTCCAGATTGCCGCGGGCGCGTTCTGGCCGGCCTTCCGGATATGGGCGCCAGCGCCGCGAGCTGGCTCACCAGCACCTATTTTGGCACTACGCTAGCGCTTGGCGCGGTCAGCACGACGACGGATCACGTGACGCTGGTGACGGGAAACCTGCCGCCCTATACGCCCACGCAATCAACCGGCACGTTTGCGGCAACGAACGGCCCATTTCTCAAGTCGGCGGGCGGCGTCGTCATCAGCGCGACCGTTGGTAGTGGTGGCACGGCAATGGACGGTGTTCAGGCTGGCACCGGCGGGTTGGTTCAGCCGACCGGAAACGTCACCGTCACGATGAACGCGCAGGGCGGCATCAGCACGCCGTTCTCCAGTATCCAACCGACCATTCTCGCCACGATCTACATCAAGTTGTGAGCGGCAAAATGTACACCGGGCAAGTTGACCAGATCTCCAACAAGGCGACCTGGATCAGCGAGACAATCGAGCTCTACGACGACTCTGACGGAACGACGACAGATTTGTCGGCCGTTTCTCCGCTCGAGATCGAAGTCACGATCAAGGACCTCAACAATTGCACGCTTGTCACCGGTACGATCGACGACGGCAAAGTGCTCGTTCCTGGGCCAGGCTTCTACTGGCGATTTGAGGACACGGACCTTTGTGGCGTCCTGTGCGCCGGAACGTACAAGCTTGGCGTTAAAATCACCATGAATGACACGGTTATCGACGAGATTGTTGGGACCGTTGCCGTGATAGAGGGCAACTAGATGACGCTCAAGCTTCGCAAGAAGTCTCTGTTTCCTGCCTCCGTCACGGCAGAAGCGCCGCTTATTCTGACGAAGACCGGCTCGCTATATGCTTTCACCGTGGATATGGATGACCTGATTTCTCAGGTTACAGCCGGCATCCCTCTCGGCACCGCCTCGGCCTATGACATCGGAACGAGCGGCACGAAGGTTCCGCTTCTCGATGGCGCGAACACTTGGTCTGGAAATCAGACCTATACCGGGTTCGTGAAAACGAGCGGAACCGGCGGGATGGGGTACACGACTGGCGCCGGTGGTGAGATTACACAAGCGACCAATAAATCGACAGGCGTTACGCTAAACAAGATTTGTGGCCAGATCACAACGAACAATGCGTCGCTTGCCTCTGGAACGGCCGTCAGCTTTACATTCACAAACTCAACGATTGCCGCGACCGACACCATCATACTGAACATCTCATCGGGTTCTGCTTCTGGCGGTGCCTATCGCATCTTTGCTGACGCCATCGCTGACGGTAGTTGCCGCATCTCAATTATCAACGGCACGGTGGGCGCTTTGGCGGAAGCTCTTGTCATCAACTTCAGCGTTTTGAAGGCTGTGAAGGCCTAGAGACTTCGGCATCAGATACCACAGGACGAACAATAGCGCTGTCCCGTGAGTGAGCAAAGCGGTCGCAAGCGGAACGTTGATCAAAGCCTGCACCACAATGCAGGACGAAAGAAGAATGAAGCGGTCGGGAAGGTGGCTGCTGGCGGTGTTGCCAATCGCAATGATGACGCCGCAGACGAGGGCCACAATCGGAGCCCACGATGGCCCGACAGAG